TAATAGTGGAACCAATCAGGATGGTTATACATTCGTGTATATGGCGTTCGCAGAGTTTCCTTTTGTTGGTAATGCAGTCAGTCCGCTGCCTGCTCAATAATAAATAGAACAATAAGGTAAAACTTTTATAAATAAATAATATAAGGAGATAAAAAAAATGTGGGCATTAGTTAAGGCAAGTCAAGTAATAGAGATCATTAATGGTCCAAAAGCTATGACTATTAATGGAGTTCAGTATCCATCATCTATCTTTAGAATTTGGAAACCTGCAGAACTAAAAGCAATTGGACTATATTCATACACTTTAGCTGGTATGAAGGATCAATTTTATTATAACATTGGTGCAATAACTCATAAAGTTGATGATAGCGCAGGAACAGTAGTAGGCACATATGCATCATCTGCAAAACCAATGTCAGATTTAAAAGAGGCATGGTCAATAAAAATTAAAGAAGCAGCTGGTTCTCTTATCTCTAAATATGATTGGATGACATTAAGATTTGCTCAATCAGGAACAGCTATTCCTAAAAATGTTAACACATATATGAATTCAATTAGAGCTAATTCTAATATTATGGAAACAAAAGTAAATGCTGCATCTGATGTTGATGCTCTTATTGCTTTAGATACAAGTACGTATCATGCTAATGGTGATGTTAATGTTCTTGCACATCTACAAAACTGGCCAAAAGATCCAAACGCTCCAAGCGAATAATAAGTATAAATAGTATCAACAGGAGATACTATGGCCGTTCCAAATTCTAGAAGCACATTCAAAGAATATTGTCTCAGATCATTGGGTAAACCAGTAGTTGATATTAATATTGACGATACTCAAGTTGAAGATAGAATAGATGATGCTTTAGCATATTATAGAGATTATCACTTTGATGGTACAGAAAGAGTTATAAAACCAATAGAAATAACTCAAACAATAAAAGATAATAAACAAATTGATCTTACTAACGAGGATCCAGAAATAATTGGTGTTACCAGATTATTTGATATTGGAGACAGTACTCAATCAAGTAATTTGTTTAACATTAGATATCAAATTCATTTAAACGATTTATTTGATTTTACATCTACAACATATCTTCCATATGTGACAGCAATGAGGCATGTTGAAAATTTAGAAGAAATATTTGTAGGTAGTCAACCAATAAGATTTAACAGACATAAAAATAAAGTTAATATAGACATAGCTAAAGAAGACTTAGTTGTCGGAGAGTTTGTATTGATGGATGCATATGCAGTTATAGATCCAGATGTTCATACAGATATGTGGAATGATTGGTGGTTAAGAAGATATGCAACATGCTTAATAAAAAGACAATGGGGTGAAAACTTAAAGAAGTTTGAAGGTATACAGCTTCCAGGTGGTTTGACTTTTAATGGTCAAAAAATATGGGAAGAAGCAACAGAAGAACAAAGAAGATTAGAAGAAGAAGTTATTTCAAGCTATTCGCTGCCAGTGATGGACATGGAGGGATAGTGTGGCAACTAATGTATATTTTAACAACTTCGCATATGCAAGAGAACAAGATCTAGTTGAAGATCTAACAATAGAATCAATAAAAATATATGGTCATAACGTAAAGTATATGCCAAAAAGTATCCAAGAGATTGATCATCTTTTTGGAGAAGATAAACTTCTTAAATATGAAACTGCTGCAGATGTTGAAATGTATGTTAAAAATGTAGAAGGCTTTGAAGGTGAAGGTGACTTTATGAGTAAGTTTGGATTACAAATAAATGACCAACTTACTTTAACAGTTGCAAGAAAAAGATTTGATCAAATTAAGACTGAAAAATTAACTACAGAAGTAGGATATAATTATTTACAAGAATCAGCAAATACAGATGCTCCATCAAGACAGTTTCTATCTAACACAGCAGCAAGTAACACAGAATCAATTATTTTAGAAACAGGAACAACTGGAGTTAATAATTATCAGATATCAAGTGAAAGACCTCAAGAAGGAGATCTAATATTCTTTCCGTTAGTAAATAAATTATTTGAAATTAAGTTTGTAGAACATGAACAAATATTCTATCAAACTGGTAGACTACAAACTTATGATCTTAGATGTGAATTATTTAAATATAGTAGTGAAAGAATTAGAACTGGTAACACAGAGATAGATAGTATAGAAACAAAACAAAGTCTTAGTACTCTTGCTTATCAATTTAAACTTGAAGATGATACAATGTTATTAATTGAAGATGGTGGTAGTTTACTTCAAGAGTTTACAATTGAAACAACTGACAAAGCAGCTAATAACTCATTCTTTGAATTTGAAGGGGATAGTGTTATTGACTTTAGTGAGAGTAATCCATTCTCGGAAGTAGATAGGTATTAATGTTTGGACATCAATATTATAATCAAGTTATTAGAAGATATGTTGTAATGTTTGGTACATTATTTAATGATATAATTGTACAAAGATTTAACAAAGCAGGACAAAGAATACAAGCTCTTAAAGTTCCAATAGCATATGGACCTAAGGAAAAGTTCTTAGTCAGAATAACACAAGATCCAGAGTTGACTAATCAATCCCAAGTTAGTTTACCAAGAATGGGATTTGAAATGACAGGTATGCAATATATGCCTGAAAGAAAATTAAGTAGTACACAACGAAGAATAAACACTGTTGGTACTTCTGGTTCTAATAATAGTATCAAAACAGTATATACTCCAGTACCTTATGACTTTAATTTTAGTCTTAGTGTATTTGTTAAGAATGCTGATGATGGTGTACAAATATTAGAACAAATACTTCCATTCTTTACTCCAGAATGGACAACTACCTTAAAGATAATTCCAGAGATGAATATAAAACATGATGTACCTACTGTATTACAAAGTGTAACAACAGAAGATGCATATGATGGAGACTTTGAAACTAGAAGAAGTTTGATATACAATTTAGATTTTTTAGTAAAAGGATACATTTATGGTCCAATTAAAAAATCTGGTATTATTAAAAGAACATTGGTTGACTTTATTAATAGTGCAAATACAGAGTTACAAGAAGGTAAAAGAATAGAAAAAATTACCATAACACCAGGACTTGATGCAAATGGTAATCCTACTGCTAATAGTTCACAAAGTATTAGTATAGATAATATAAGTGCTAATGATAATTTTGGTTTTGTAATAAAATATGAGACCGATCTTGATGGAGAAGAATAATGACTCAATTTGAAAAGAATATGGAAGGCATATTTAACTTACCAGAAACAAAAAAAGATACAGAAGTTGTTATTGCAAAAAAAGTTGAACCTTCTAAAGAAGAGAGTGAAGCTGATATTGATTACAAATATGCAAGAGAAAATTTATATACTATAATTGAAAAAGGACAAGAATCTTTAAATACTTTAGTAGATGTTGCTCAACAATCACAACATCCTAGAGCATTTGAAGTTGTAAGTCAACTAGTTAAAACATTAAGTGATACAAATAAAGATTTATTAGAGCTACAAAGAAAAATAAAAGTTATAAACAAAGATATACAAGAAGGACCAAAAACTGTTAATAACTCTCTGTATGTAGGTAATACAGCTGATTTACAAAAATTCATTAACAAAAGAAAAGAAAGTGAATAGCGAAAATTACTTAGGTAATCCCAATCTAAAAAGAGGTAATGTTAATATAGAATATACTCAAGAGCAAATCGAAGAGTATATACTATGTGCAAAGAATCCAGTTTATTTTATTGAAAAATATATTCAAATAGTAAATGTAGATAAAGGTCTAATACCTTTCAAGATGTATGACTTTCAAACTAAAATGGTCAATACATTCAATACAGATAGGTTTGTTGTTAATAAACTTCCAAGACAGTCTGGTAAATCTACAACTGTAACAGCATATATGTTATGGTTAGTTTTATTTACTGATAATCAAAGTATAGCTATATTAGCTAACAAAGGTTCATTGGCTAGAGATTTATTAGGTAAGATACAATTAGCATATGAACATTTACCAAAATGGTTACAACAAGGTATTATAGTATGGAATAAAGGTAACATAGAATTAGAAAATGGATCCAAAATAGTAGCTAGTGCAACAAGTAGTAGTGCAATCAGAGGTGGATCATATAATCTAATATTCTTAGATGAATTTGCATTTGTAAGTAATAATATAGCAACAAACTTCTTTGCTTCAGTTTATCCTACAATATCTTCAGGTACAACTACAAAAGTGTTTATAGTAAGTACACCTAATGGTTTGAACCATTTTTATAAGTTGTGGTCAGATGCTATTGATAAAAAAAATGGTTATACTCCTATAGAAGTTGGATGGAATGAAATACCAGGTAGAAATGAAAAATGGAAACAACAAACTATAAGCAATACAAGTGAAGAACAATTTAGACAAGAGTTTGAATGTGAATTTATAGGATCTATGAATACTCTTATTA